GTAATTTCTGTTGGGACAATTTACGACACTTTTGGTATGATAAACGACCATTGCGACGTGAGGTATCTGGCCTACGATCCTCACAAAGCAGAATCCGTAACTCAGATCATCGAGCAAGGGGCTTCGTCAGTAGACGGTGGCGAGTTGAGCAAAGGGTACGGAGTGGAGCGAGTGTCCGTAAATCAACGGAACGCTCTGTTCGAGCCTATCAATGAGTTTGAGGCATTGGCGATTGAAAATAAGATCCGGCACCCAGGCAACAAAGTCTTTGATTGGATGATGGGCAACATTCATGTAAAAGACACCGCAGGAAGAAAACGACTGCTCAAAGCGGACGAAGGTTTAGCTAGAGTCAGGAAGATTGACGGTCCAGTGGCAGCTGTAACAGCGTTAGCCTTGGCAATCGATAACGAATATAGACCGCAACCGAGCGTGTACGAAAGCAGAGGACTGCTGACACTATGAGTATCTTGCAGGCATTAAAGAACATGTTCTGGTCCCACGGGGGACACTTGGAATCAGGGCAACCGAACCCCGGTCATCCGTTCTGGTATACCAGTATGCTGGACGCCGCGAGCGGAAGACCTCAAATCACCCCCGAGTATGCCCTTAAAATTTCGGCTGTCCTGGCTTGTGTTCGGGTCATCGCGGAATCGGGTTCGACGTTGCCAGTGAACCTGTACAAGCGTAACAAAGACGGCACCAAGGAGAGGGCATCCGATTCGTACCTCCATTCTGTGGTTCATGACATCCCAAACAGGTGGCAAACGTCCGTAGAATTCTACGATCAGATGTTTAACTATCTGCTGCTGAACGGTAACAGCTTGCACCGCATCGTGGGAAACTCACAGGGGCCGATTGGGGAACTGCGACCGATCAACCCTCTGCGAGTTCAGAAGGTCAAGATGCTTTCAGACGGGAGGAAAAGGTTCTACCTCGACGACGACGAAACTCTCGACTCGCACGAGGTCTTGCACGTTATGGGGATGTCTCTGGACGGGATGTGGGGAACCTCCGTTTTAAGCTACGCCCGAGACTCTCTAGGCATATCTTTAGGTGCGGAACAGATGGGGCTCCAGCTGTTCGAGAGCGGTCTACGTCCCAGCGGTGTTTTGCAGCACCCGCATAATCTCAGCGAGGAAGCTGTTGACCGTCTTCGCAAGCAGATGCTCGAATATCACGGTGGAAAATTCCACAAGCCACTTGTTCTCGAAGAAGGTATGTCGTGGAGTCAGCTTTCGGTGACTCCCGAAGACGCGCAATTCCTGGAAACTCGTAAGTTCCAGGTCGAGGAGATCTGCCGGATATTTCGCGTTCCGCTGCACATGGTGCAATCGCTCGACAAAGCTACGTTCAACAACATCGAACACATGTCGATTCAGTTCGTAACACATACGTTACGACCGTGGCTCGTGAGAGTCGAGAAGGCGATGAAGAGGGACTTGCTATATCAAGACAAGTTCTACGTGGAGTTTTTGACCGAAGGACTTTTGAGAGGGGATACACAGTCCCGATACGAGGCTTATGCGTCCGCGATCCAGAATCAATGGATGTCGCCTGATGAAGTTCGATCCCTGGAAAATATGAACCCAAGGTCGGACGGTGAAGGTGATAAGTACGAAAACCCTGCTATCAATCCGAGAAACAAAGGATCTGAGACTGCTCCTCCCCCTCAGTCTGAAGGTGAAGCTGTTGCCTATGCTTTCGCAGAAGACCTTGCGATCAGCATCGCCAGGCGGGAAGAAGCTCAGCTTGAGAAAAGAGAGTCAGGTGCAGTTAAAGACCCGGAAAAATTTAAGGAATGGGCAGTAGAGTGGTACACTAAGCACGCAGAGTGGACTGATTCAAGGATCAATACATTTTGCGAAGTTACGGGCGTGCAAGACATCGACCGAATCAAATTTGTAGAGGATATCACTGCAGGGGCTGTTAAATCCTTATCCGATTCCGAGGATACGGAGCAGTGGATCCAATCCAGGAAAGAGAATCTTTACTCCACCGTCTCGGACGGTCTTAAACAGGTGATCGTATGAAATACCAACACATCGCTCAGGAACTTTGCGCGCACCCATGGGCCATTACAGAATCAAAGCTGAACGCTATCGTCGGCGTCCTGAACGCCAAGGAAAAGGGCGTGGACATCGCCGCTGACATCAAGCAGGAATTACAGGCAGCTGCGAAAGAACGTCAAGACAGATTGACCAGGCAAACGGGCAAAATCGGGTTGATGGGCATTCACGGGACTATTAGCCATCGACCTTCTATCTTCACTTCCGGCGGGATGTCCGCAATGGAAATTCGAGAGGCAGCGAAGACGCTTGAAGCAGACGAAGACATTGCGGAGGTCATTATCGACGTGGACTCTTCCGGTGGATCGGTCTTCGGCCTCCCCGAGGCGGCACGAGCTATTTACGAATTGCGAAGTGCTAAGCCGGTTACAGCGGTGGTCAATGCCAACGCGCACTCAGCGGCATATTTTCTTGCATCGCAAGCTACAGAGATTGTCACGACTGAGAGCGGGTATCTCGGCTCCATCGGCGTGATCCTCCCGGTTATCGACGACTCCGAAGAGGAAGCAAACGTCACTTATATCAAAGCCGGTAAATATAAAGCTGAAGGATACGAGGCTCCGACAGAAGAGTACAAGGAACACATGCAGGGTCTCGTGGACGAGTTCTATGTGCAGTTCATCGACGCTGTTGCTCGTGGTCGCGGAATCGAAGCGTCCAAAGTAGAAGCTGATTTCGGACAGGGGAGAAGTTTCCTGGCGAAAGAAGCTATCAGCAGAGGCATGGCAGATAGGGTTGCCACCCTCGATGAAGTCATCGCAGAAAAGGTCAGTAAACTGAAATCTAAGACTAGGGATCGTCGACTCCGCGCGGCTATGGCCTGAAAAATTTGACTTAGATTCAGAAGAACCTTAAACTGGAGCGACAAGCTAGTACGAAATTCGGCTAGTTACGGCACGCTATGCGGCCAAAACTAATCTCTCTCATTTACCCTTTCTCTTAAGGTAATGGCCGAATTATGAACAATCTCAAAAGACTGAAGCAAGACCTCGTGGCAGCTAAGAAGGCGTTGAAAGCCGGTGCTGACGAAGGAGTTACGGACGAAGAGTTCGACGCACTCGAAGCAAAAGTGGAAGAGCTAAACGCTTCCATCGCCAAGGAAGAGGACCGTCTTCGACGGGTAGAAGCTCTTTCTGGCGGCGATGAAGTCGACACCCAATCCGAAGAGCCTAAGATCACGAAGATCGAAGACGCATGGCAGAAAGACCCTTCTCTGGGTTACTCTCGCCCAGGGGTTTTCCTGGAAGATGTCATGCAGGCTGAAATGCAAGGCAAAGTTTCTCCCCAGTTGAAGTTTCTTGCTGCCGCTGGTAGCGACGAGCATTCAACGCTGTCGAACACTTACGGTGGATTCTTGATCCCCGAAGCGTTTCGTCCCGAAGTTTTGTCTGTACCAGTTGAGGCCGATCCTACGGCTAGCCGCGTCATGCAAATCCCAATGGCATCGGATGTGGTTAACATCCCTGCCCGGACTGACAAGAATCATACTTCTTCTGTCAGTGGTGGTTTGACTGTCGGGCGTACGACAGAAACTCAAGCTCCTTCTTCCAGCCGCATGGCATTGGAGAACGTGAAGCTGGAAGCGACAGCCCTTATGGGGCTCAGCTACGCTTCTGAGCAACTCCTCGAGCGGTCAGCCGTCTCTTTCATCGCCCTCCTTGAACGCGGATTCTCTGATGAATTCGCCAGCAAGATGCTCGATGAAAAGATCAACGGAACCGGGGCAGGATCTCCTGTCGGTATCCTGAACGCCGCCGCAACTATCTCCGTTGCGAAAGAAGGTGGTCAGGCAGCCGATACGATCAACGGCACGAACCTGGTCAATATGCGTCAGCGAGCGTGGCGTTACGGCAATTCGATCTGGATCGCCAACCACGACACTTATCCTCAGCTGAATTCAGCTCACATCTCGCTGACCAACGACGACGTTCCTGTCTTCGTTCCCGGCAATGGAGTTGACGTTCCAGACACTCTGCTGGGCCGCCCGATTTTCTTCTCCGAGTATGCAAGTACTCTGGGAGACTTGGGCGACATCATGCTCTGTGACTGGTCGCAGTATCTGTGGGGAACGCTTGGAGGAGGCAGCATTCAGTCTGCTGAATCTATGCACGTTCGCTTCGTGAACCACGAGCGTACGTTCAAGTTCTATACCTACAACACCGGAGCACCTTGGTGGAAGTCTGCACTGACACCTAAGAACTCCAGCACCACTCTAAGCCCATTCGTCGTTTTGGCTGAACGAGCTTAACCCTCTAACTGACCCTTCGACATTCTGCCGGGGAGCAATCCCCGGCGCACTTTCTAGGAGAAACTGATTATGGCAGTTGCCACAGTAACAGATCAATCGTCAAGCATCATGGCGATTACACAATATGACCACGACCCAGACGGCACTTCAGCGGTTGATGTAGCTTGGGTCGACATGCGTGATTATGGACGCTTCATCGCATCGTTCTTCCGCACTGTCGGAACCTCCGCACTGACGTACAAGATCCTCGCCAACAGTGCGAGCGACGGCAGTGGGTCGGACGTGGAGATCAAGGCGGGATCTGCCGCGCCAGATGCCGTTGGCGATTACGCATTCTTGGAATGCACGGCAGAGGAACTGCTTTCAGCCGGTTCTGACCTGCGATACGTCACACTCAACCTGACCTTTGCCACCGGCACTGATGAGGGAGTGGTGACTTATGTTCGCAGCATGCCTCGGCATGCCACTTCAAGTTTGACCTCAGATAGCATCGCTTAATCATGCCAAGCAAAGCTACTTCTAATGTCCCGGTTAAGTTTCTTCTTAGCCGGGACGTTCGAGACCACAACGGTAAGGTCGTTGAATCTTTCAAAGAGGGGGAGACATATACTCTTCCCCAGGATTCGGCTGACCGATGGGTAAGACGAGGAATCGCGGCGTATGCGCCAATCGACGATAAGCCTAGTAAGAACAGTTCCGCCATCCGTCGAACCGGTAGTCGCAAGCGATCTTAAGACCTGGCTCGGCTACGGTGGAACAGATCAGGACGCGGTGTTCGATTCGATGATCGTTGCAGCACGGGAGTGGACAGAAATGTACCTCAACCGGCAGTTGATCACGTCGACATGGCGATTGAACCTGATGTTCTTTGAATGGAACGTCATCGACCTC